GACTAAAATATTATATAATGTATAATGTTTTAGCATGGAGAGGTGGCTGAGTGGTCGAAAGCGACACACTGCTAACGTGTTGGGGTGCAAAAGCCCTCGCAGGTTCGAATCCTGTCCTCTCCGCCAGACAGGGCTACCGAGATGCCTAGTTTAATTACTGTGGTATTGCGTTATCCATAAAAAATCACTAGACATTGGTGATTTTTTGTTATTTTATTTCTCTAATATTCCTCAATAAATTTTATTAAAATTTCTCAATATTTGGAAATTTAAAAATGCAGATTAAGAAATAATAAAAATTTAATTAATTTTTAATTAAAATCCGATTAAATTTTCATTAAATTAGTTCGAAACCTGTTTGCTCTGTTGGTAAGTAGACTTCGCAAGGTTTTTGGTTGTGTTAACATATCAATACCAACGCGACTATTGGTCTCTTTTGGTAAAAATAACAAAAATAAAAATAGATACTTCTCTATAATTGAGAGCTATCTAAAAAATTTAAATCTTAATTTTTAATAATAGAGATTAAGAAAAAATTAATTTAATAAATTAATCCTTAACATATGAACTAAATTAAAATCTTAATTATTTCTTCATTTTGGTTTGGTATGATTTGTAGTTATTAATTTATGGAGTTAGAATGAATTATAAATATAAAAATTGTATAAAATAAAAATGGAAGAAAATAATAATAAAAAATACTTTCAAATTAAAGGTGCCAATGCCGAAAAAATAGTTCATGAATTAGCAACAAAAAGCTTCCTTGTTGATTGGTGTTTTCTAAACCCAATATTACCAAATGGAAAAGAATTGTGCGATATACTTGTTTTGTTTGATGATATAGCTATAATTTGGCAAATAAAAGATTTAAAACTAAAGAATGGAAAATATAATACATCAGAAGTTGAAAAGAATCTAAAACAGTTATCTGGCGCAAGAAGACAATTGTTTAATCTTAAAACAAAAATAAAACTCACTAATTCAAGAAGAAATGTGGAAGATTTTGATTTTTCTACTATTAAACACATATATTTAATATCAGCTTTACTTGGAGATGGTGAAGACGCTTTCTCTTTTGTTGAAGAAATAAAAAAGAAAACTGTACATGTTTTTACTAGAGAATTTACAGAAATAGTATTAAACGAATTGGATACTATTACGGATTTTGTAAAATATTTAGAAGATAAGGAGTGTTTTCTTAATGATAAAAATTTATCTTTAAATATCCAAGGCGGAGAACAAGAATTACTTGCATATTATTTAATGAATAATGGAGATTTTTCAAAAATATCTCATAATAATAAAATCGTAATACTAGATGGTTGCTGGGACGGATTAATAAATAAGCCAGAGTATAAATTAAAAAAATTAGAAGATGAAATAAGTTATGGTTGGGATGATATAATTAATAGAACACATATGGGGTCTATTAATTATGAGGTTGTGGCTAGAGAACTCGCTAGGCCAAGTAGATCTGAGAGAAGATTTCTATCGAAGGCTTTTTTAGATGCGCATATATCAGCCCATGAAAATAAAAATCCAAAGATTAATTCATTAAGAAGAATGATACCATCAGATGGAGTAACTTATTGTTTTCTGTTTAATGATGATCCAGAACCAAGAAACAATAGAAAAGCAATGTTAAGTGCAATATGCTGGGTTGCTCGTGGATTGTACCCAGAAAATAAAAAAGTTATAGGAATAGCAACTGAAATGAAAATTATGCCAACTTGTTCATATGATTTTGTGTCAATGGATTTACCAGAATTAACAGATGATAATAAAGAATACATAAAAAATTTGCAAGAAACTTTTAGTATTTTTATAAACCCAACAATCAAAGAGGCTTATGAAGATGAATACCCACAAAAATAATTAATTCTTAATTAAATTAATTTTTTTATTCTTCATTACAAACTTATTCTTAAACATACTCATAAACTGTCTTTTTTCTTCTATAGAGCCATAGTTTAATATAAATTTAGCATAATCTATTAAGTCTACTTTTCTGTCACTTTTAGCCCTTTCTATGTTGTTTATTTTTAATACTTGTTTTTGAAGATGCCCAAATCTTTCTATTTCTATTCTTAATTTTTCTTTAATATCTTCTTCTGGAATGTCTATATCTTTAAGAAGTTTTATTATTTCCTTTATAAATTGTTCCTCTCTTATATATCTATTCTTACAATGCATATCTTTAGTTCTATTACATCCATAGTAGATATAAGTATTTATCTTTCCATTCTTTAATTTCTTATGTTTTTCTACTGCTGATAAATTAGAACCACAATTACCACAAACCATAGAGCCTAAAAATGCAAATTCTTTTTCTCCATACTTGTAGTTTGCTTTTCCTAATTTTATTTTTCTTTGTACTATGTCAAATATCTCTTTTGATATTATTGGTTGATGTTGCCCTTTACACCAATTACCACTTCCTTTTGGATACTCAAACCAGCCATAATAGAATGGTCTTGATAGTAGAATATATATGTTAGCGAGTGATAAGTATTTACCATTTTTTGTAGTAAATCCTTGTTCTTTAAGCCATGCATATAGAGATCTTCCTGAACAATTTTCATAAGCTACTTTTTCAAACATTTTCTTAACGATTGGAGCTCTTTCAGGATCTGGATATACTACTCCTGATTTATTTTTTCTTTCATCGTTAAGATATCCAATAGGAGCAAGACCTATCCAATATCCTTTTTCTGTTTTAATTCTTAAGCCTCTTTTTACATTAATACTTTTATTATCATTTTCTAGTTTAGCCTGTCCTCCTAATATTGTAAGAAGGAATTTATCATTAGGAGTATTCTTAAAGTTTTGATTATATGTTCTTATTTCTCTTAAATAACCACTGTCTATTAAGTCTATAATAGCACCTAAATCACCAGCATTTCTTGATAATCTATCACTATTCCAAGTTAATATTCCATCAAATTTACCTTGTTTTAATTCTTTTATTATTTCATTAAATATTGGTCTTTGTCCTGATTCTTTTGCAGAGTGTGCTTCTTTCTTAATACAAACTACATTTATATTGTCTCTTTCTGCTATTTGCATCATTTCTTTTTCTTGAGCCTCTATTGAAAGGGCTTGTTTTTCATCTTCTTCGCTAGATTTTCTAGCATAAAGACAGTATCTAATTTCGTTTGAATAGCTATTATTTTCCATTGTTTTTTCATTAATTTGTTATCTATACACATTAATGACGCTACCCATCTAGTGAGCCTAGCCTGGGTTGTTGATAAGTTGTAGGTTATTAAGATCTTTAAAATAAAGGGTTTATAAGGTAAAATTTATATATTAGAAAAGTAAAAAACTCAATGAAAGAAATAAATCCAAAGCCATTTCTAAAATGGGTTGGCGGAAAGGGTCAACTTATAGAACAATTTAAAGAATTATTCCCTAAGAAATACAATGAATATTATGAACCATTTATTGGTGGAGGGGCTGTATTTTTTTACTTACAACCAAAAAAATCTCATATAAATGATATCAATGAAGTTCTTATAAATACTTATAGAATAATAAAAGAAACTCCTGAAGATTTAATAAAATTACTTGCTGATTTAGAAAAGAAATTTCATAAAACGACCGATGATAATAAGAAAGAATTCTATTATGAAATAAGAGGGAAATTTAATGATATTAAAAAACCAAATTTGCAAAAATCTGCTTATTTAATATTCTTAAATAAAACTTGTTTCAATGGAATGTATAGAGAAAATTCTAAAGGTGGTTTTAATGTTCCATTTGGTCAATATAAAAATCCAACAATATTAAATAAAGAAAATATTTTAGAAGTTTCTAAGTTATTACAACACACAGAAATAACAAATACATCTTTTGAGGAGTGTGTAAAAAATGCAAAAAAAGGAGATTTTATATACTTCGACCCACCATATTATCCATTAAATAAAACTTCTAGCTTTACTACTTATTCAAAGGATAATTTTCTAGAAAAAGAACAAGAAAAATTAGCAGATGTTTTTAAAGCTTTAGATAAAAAAGATTGTTATGTAATGTTGAGTAATTCAAACACTGAATTTATTGAAAAATTATACAAAGGTTATAATATAAAGAAGATACACGCCAATAGAATGATAAATTCTACTTCATCTAAGAGAGGCAAAATATTAGAAATAGTTGTAAGAAATTATGAATAAACCATATTATTCAAAATCTGATTTCACTCTATATCAAGGCAATTGCCTTGATATTTTGAATACTATGAAAGAAAATTCAGTTGATATGATTTTTGCTGACCCGCCATACTTCCTTTCAAGCGGTTCGTTTACTTGTCAAAACGGAAAAATGGTTAGTGTTAAAAAAGGAAATTGGGATTTAAGCAAAGGTACTGAAGAAAATTTTAAATTTCATTTAGAATGGTTAAAAGCTTGTAAAAGAATATTAAAACCAAATGGAACAATTTGGATTAGTGGCACTTATCATTCTATATATCAGTGTGGTTATGCTTTACAACTTCTTGATTATCATATTTTAAATGATGTTTGTTGGTTTAAGCCAAACGCTTCTCCTAACTTAAGTTGTAGATTTTTTACAGCTAGTCACGAAACTTTGGTTTGGGCTAGAAAAGATAAAAAAGGAAAACATACTTTTAATTATGAGTTAATGAAGGATGGTAAATGGCCAGAAGACCAATTAAAAAAAGATGGATTACAAATGAGGTCTGTTTGGTCTATAGGGACACCTAAAAAAGAAGAAAAGAAATTCGGAAAACACCCAACACAAAAACCAACAGATTTATTAAAAAGAATAGTTTTAGCTAGTACAAATAAAGGTGATGTTGTATTAGACCCATTCTCTGGTAGTTCAACAACTGGTATAGTCTCTGCTTTTTATGGAAGAAAATTTATAGGAATTGATATGGAAAAAGAATATTTAGATTTATCAATAAAAAGATTTGAGGAGTTAGAAAAAAATATAAAGAAGGATAAAAAATAATGGACAAAACCATTATTTTTTAGTATGCTTTTATATAGTTAATCATTAACTATATAAATATGGTAGAAAACGGTAAAGGTGGTGGAAACACAACTACTGGTTTACGCTTTGAAGAGAAAATAGATATTTTAAAATTCTTAGATAAGAATGTTCCCAATCTGCACGTAGAAGGAGATGAAATTTTTTATAATAGTAATTTAGTTGCTTCAAGTTATAGAAAAAATAGATTATATAAAGACTTTTTAGAGAAGAAAGGTGTAAATTATTTAAAGTTTATATCAAAAAAACTACTCCCTGATGACGCTATTTATATAGAAAAATATAAAACACTTTTTGTTATTGAAATGAAGTTCCAAAAAGTTGCTGGTTCTGTTGATGAAAAATTACAAACTTGTTATTTTAAAAGATTAGAATATGAAAAGTTATTTAAACCACTTGGTATAAAAATAGAATATCTTTATATATTAAATGACTGGTTTAAAAAACCAGAATATAAAGATGTTTTGGATTATATTAAATTCGTTGGTTGTGATTACCATTTTAATGAAATACCAGCGGATTTTATAGAAAAATTAATTAAATAAAAAATGAACTACTCATATCATATAGAAAAAATAGACAATAGGTATTTGTGCAATTTTATATTATTGACAAAATTGAAAATGGAGTATCTCATCAATACACAAAGGAGGAAACTGTCGAATTGAATTTGAAAGCCACAAAGAAACATAAAATATATAGATGAAAAATTGATAGGATAAATTTAGATGAATATAATAGAAAAAATTCATAACATAATGAAGTAGGTAAATGGTAGATAAATATACTTTACTTTTGAGTTTTTGTAAGCTAAAATAAATTAACAATTTAATTTGCCTAAACTAGCATAAAAAATACTAGCATGGCACAAAAATAATGACGAACAGGGTAGGTCTTCTGACTTGTATTTTCGTCATTGTCTACGCTCCGAAAGGTCATAGGGCTGCCACGAAAGAGGTACGCCAAAATACATGTGTCGGGGAAGCCTTTTTGTTTATAAAATTATGATGAATTAACAAATAATTTAAAAACATGATACACACTATAAAAGACTTCAAAAAAGAAGCTTTAAAAAATCCATTTTTTTTGAGATGGAATGTAATATCAGAGAGCGATGAATCTATTACTTTCCAGTATATACAGCCAGCACGAAAAGCCAGCTGTCTATTAGGATTTATTTTGCTTTGTTTTTTTATAATACCGGGTATTTTATATTTAATATTTGGTGGGTTTCCAGAAAGAAAAAAAATTTTAACAATAAGTAAAATAGGTGATGAATTAATAGCTAATGGAGATGATGAAGCTGTTAAGATAGCTAATGAGTTAATACATAAAGAAGTAGAAGGCAGAGACGAAGAAGATGAAATAGAAATAGTGGAAACCACAATAAAAAAATAATAAATAAATTTAATTTTTTAAAATGGAAAAGAAAATTTTACAGACAACCCAATGTCCATTTTGTCTCAGCAAAATAGATATCAGAGCTACTAAGTGTAATAATTGTGCTTCTGATCTTACAACAAAAGAAGCTCAAGATAAAATTAGAGCAATGTATGAAGATCAAAAACTAAAAAAACAAAAGAAAGCTGAAGAAGAATTAAAAAAGAAAATAGAATCTAGTAGCAAGAATAAAAAAATATTTTTATATGGAATATTATCTTTAATTGTTATAATTCTTATAACAAGATTGAAAATATTAGGGTTAGTAATATCTTTATCTATAATCATTCCTTTTATAATCTATAAAGATATAATATTTAAATTCATTGATAAAAATTATATTATAAAAGAAAAAACTAAAACAATACAAATAATCAAAAAAATAGCTATCATTTTATTAGCTATTGTATTAATACTTTCTTTAGTATTTTTGATATATCAACAAACCCCACAATATAAACAAGAACAGCAAGCTAAAATAGATGAAATTAATAGAAAAGCCAAGGAAGAGGAAGCAAAAAGGATTGAAGAAAATAGAATAGCTACAGAAGCTGCTAAAAAAGCAGAAGAAGAAAAAGCAATACAAGATGAAAAAAATGCACCGGAGGAGCTAAAGAAGCTTATACAAGATGCAAAAGACACAATAAAAACAAATAAGACATATTCTACTATAGATGAAATATCTACAGATTTAGCAATAGTAAATGGATTTTTTGGGCAGAAAATTAAAGATTATAAAACACAATATCCAAACAATAAAGAAATACAAACACTAGTTGCACAATTGGAGACAACTGTAAAAAATAAACAAATAGATTTATTCCCAAATTTAAGAAAAAATTATGGGAAAATAGTTGGGAATTCTTTATGGGAAAATAACATTGATGTTACAACATATGGTACAGGAAATAGTACTATAGAATTTACAGGATATATATTTGCTTCAAATAAAAATATAAGTGACAGTTATAAAGAAATGGTGGATATGTTAAAACTTTTAAGGTTTGATAGAGCAAATTTTAAATTCACTGATTATGGAGAGTATACCTATTATACTATAGAAAGTTTAAAAGATGGTGAATTATTAATTAAATAATTTATTAATAAGATAAAAAATTTCAAGGTTAGCCCATTGGTATTTTTTATCCCAATGTTATAATTTTATAATCATATATCTTATATTCATTAATGAAATACAGGCAAGCAAGAGTAAAAGCATCAACTATGTCATCATGATTTGTATTACCAAAGTCCAATATTTGATCTAATAATAATTCTGACCCATGTTCTGGGAATTTAATTATGCCTTCTTTTATAAAATTAGTAAGCAATTCTAATCTAGTTCTTTTATCTTTACCGCCTAGACTATAGGATTCCACATCTTCTATTCCTTCTTCTTTCATTTGCTGTTCTATTGATGCTTGGAACCCTACATTTTCTACAACTATTTTATTTTTATTTTCATAAATATCCCTAGTGTTTTTTAATTCTTTTATTGTATCTGGGAATTTTATTTTCTTATTTATTATTTCTGGCATAACAAATATTTTCTTTTTGTATTCACCATTTTCATCATAATAATTATAACATTTTATTGTTACTATTCCTGTAAAGTCTGCTGTTGTTTTTTCTGATATTGCTGGATCTACTCCAGTTATATATGTTAAAAATTCACAATTTTTAAAATCATTTTCATTATAATAATGTATCCATTCTGGCTCTATTATTGCATCATCATCCGGAGTTATTTTTAATAAATATTCTCTATCGAAAACTCTATCATTAAATATTTTTCTTCTTTCGGTTTCTATTGCTTCTTTGTTTGGATATTTTGCTATCCAATTTATTGTCCCGTCATTTTCTATTAATTTTATCTCTTTATATATTCCATCAATTTGATTATTTTCTATTTTATTTTTCATTCTCATAAGAAGGGAATCTCTATGCAATAAGTTGCCAACAAATATAATTCTTGTATTAATATCACCCGTTGGTATTATTTCTCCAGTAATCCAATCAAATATTTTATTTCTTTCTTCTATTGTTCTAACAGATTCGGTATCTTCAATATCATCACAAATTATTAATTCTGGTCTATAATTTTTGTGCCTAATTCCTCTGATAGATTGATCCATAGAAACTGCCATTATTTTTGCATCATATTCTGGAATTACAATACATCTATTGTTCCATTCTTTATCTGAAATAGAATAATTATAATCAGACTTTAATAATTTGTTTTCTTCTAATTCACGTCTTATATTTATTAAATATTGTCTTGCTTGTTTTTCTGTTTTACCAAGAATAAGAATAAATTTTTTATTATTGTTTAATATAGACCAAATAGGAAAAGACATTGTAATTATTGTTGATTTAGCAGAACCACGAAATGCTACTATTACTAAATTTTTAATACTTTCATTTTTAGTCAAGTTAAATAATTCTTCATGGAAGGGGGCTGATTTAAGTTTTAAATAATGTGAAAAATAAATTCCAAAAAATACTCTGTTACTGAATTTAGAGGCATAAATCCTTGATGATTTATTTTTTATTATATTATTTAAATCAGTTTCTTCCATTTATTATAGATTATTTATTGATCGCTTTATTGTTTCTTTTTCTTCTTCTGTTAATTCTATTTCTGTTTTCATTCCTCCATATAATTCAACCTTATTTTTAAATTTATTGTCTCTATTTTTTAACCAAAATATTGTAGCTGTTAAATTATTGTCTTTTATTCCTTTTATTAAAGTAGTTTCTGCCATATCATTTATTAAGCTAGAGCCTTTTTCTATGGCCTCTTCTGTTAATTCTTTAAATTCAAAATCTGAATCCTGCCATCTATAAAAAGTTTGTCTTGTTATACCAACTTTTTGACATGCAAGTTCTATAATAGGAGTTTTTTCTAACTCTTCTATTAATATTTTCATTATTTTTTTATTTTTTTTCATATAATTTTATTACTTTTAAATTAGTTAATTTCTTAAATCTTTTAATAATTAGATCGCAATAATATGGATCTTTTTCAATCATAATACATTTTCTTTTTGTATGCTCACAAGCTATTAAAGTGCTGCCACTTCCACCGAATGGGTCATAAACAAATTCATTTATTCTTGTACTATTCAATATTATTCTGCGTAACAATCCTACCGGTTTCATGGTTGGATGAATTTTGTTCTTGTTTGGTTTAGGATAAAATAAAACAGATTTATCTTTAGAACCAAGAAATTCATGTTTTCCGAACCAACCATACATAATTAACTCTGTTTTTGGTAAATAATCGTTCCTTGTTATTGTTGATTGATTCTTTACCCAAATTAACAATTGAGAAAATTTAATTTTTAATTCATCAAAAACATTTTTTATATCAAAAACCATTTTGTCAGAATTAAAAATATATATTGAATTAATTTCTTCTAATTTAGGTAGGGAAATTTCCAAATATTTTTTAGTAAATTCTTTATATTCTTTTTTTGTTTTGAAATTATCATTTTCAATAATTCTATCTACAGATATTTTTGCAAATCCTTTTTTATTTTCAACATAAGCTATGTTGTATGGGGGATCTGTTAATATTGTTTTTATTTTATTTCTCCCGATTACTTTGTCTACAAATTTTTTATTTGTTGAATCACCACACCCTAAGATGTGATTACCTAATTTAAAAATATCTCCATCTTTAATTAAGTTTAATTGCTTTTCTTTTTGCATATTGTTCATATCTATTAATAATTAATTGTATAAATAATGGTTGTATTTCAATTAAAAAACATTTTCTTTTTAATTGCTCACAAGCTATTAGTGTTGATCCACTTCCACCAAATAAATCCAAAACATTGTCACCGATCTTTGAGCACCTTCTTAATGCTCGCTCATGTAATGCTGGGGGTTTACTTGTTGGATGTTGATAATCAATAGTGGGTAGCCTTTTATAAAGCCAAATATTGAACAAATCTAAAATATCATCAATCAATTCATTCCCAGTTCCAATTTCTTTATTAAATATTTCATTAAAGTTTTTAATATCAGAATTAATAAATGGTTTTCCTTTTATTCCATAAACACATGGTTCAAATACTTTATTAAAAGCTATTTTAGGTGTTGGATTAGAATTATTTTTAATCCATAAACACACCCTCTTATTTTCTATCCCTAATTCTGTATAAATATTTTGTATTAGCCCTATATATTTTTCATCACACCAATAGAATATATGGCAATCTGGTTTACATACACTAAGGCTATTGTTGATAGTATTCATTAAAAATTTTTTATACTCTGAATCTGTCTTGTTATCATCAATTTTTTCTCCATAACTTTTTGTACCACCAATGCCTTTTTCATAATCTAACCCTATATTATATGGAGGATCGCAATAAACCATATTTATTAAATTATCTTCAACTAATTTTTTAACAGTTTCTAAATCATTAGCATCACCACAACATATTTTATGTTCTCCTAATTGATATATATCCCCAAATTTAACTGTTATATTTTCTGGGTGATCTTTAAGTTGCTTCTTTAATTTATTTTCATCTTCCATATACTCTTCATCATTTTCTACTTCTAATACGTCATCCCACATATATGAAAGATCTTTATCATCAAAGCCACTTTCGATAAGTAAATTCATATCAAACTCTTTTAATAAGTCCCAATCCCATGAGCCTGTATTTCTATTAAGTCTTAAGCACAATTCTTTTTCTTTTTCTAAGTTAGGAATATTTAAATAAACTACAGGAATTGTTTTATATCCTAAATCTTTGGCAACTTTTAATCTAAAATGTCCACCGATCACTACATTATTCCTATTTTCAAATGAATTACATATTATTGGGTCTACAATGCCAAATTTTTTTATACTTTCTGTTAAATCAGAAATCTCTTTTTTAGACCACTGGCGAGGATTTATTTCTTGAGATTTTAAATCATCTATATTTACATCTACTATTTGTATATTTTCTTTTTTCATAAAATTATTAATTATTTAATTAAACAAAAAGAACTTTATTTTAATTATAAAGCTCTTTTTGTTATGAATAGATAATTCGGAATAATTCGGAATCTGTTAATTACTTCTTTATTTTTTGATGCCTTTTTTTATCAAGTTCTTTTTTATGATTTTCAATGCATTCTTTTCTTAAACAAGTTTTTTGATTTGATCTTTTCTTTATAAAATATTTATGACAATACGGACAAATAAAATTTGGATTATTTTCATATCCCCATAGTAAATTCGTTGCATTTAGAATAACATCTTTTACTGTGACATACTTTTCACTATCAAAAAAAGAGATATATTCATTTAATAAATCCAATAGTTTATGCACATATTCGGATTCTGCTATGATGTGATAAGGAATTTGCATTATATATATTGATTTTATTTTTGAAGCTTGTCCGTAAAATCTATAAAAGCTAGAAAAAGAAATTATGTTTTCTCTAAAATTCTTTAATTCTAACAAAGAAATACCTAATTCTTTAACCACGAAATCAACAAAAGTTTCTTTAACACTCTTAAAACCACCATCTTTTTCCCACCATTCTCTAAAGTCTTCATTAGCATAATATTTAGCTTCTAATTCTATGTCTTCCTTGCTGATTTTTTTATCATTTTTATAGCTTTCTATTTTTTTACTTAAAATATCAGCATATATTTTATCATATTCTTTATTTTTATATATTAAAGCTCTCTCAAAAAATTTCTCCATTTTTTTAACAGTAATAGCCCATTTATTATAATAATTTATACTTTGGAAATTTTTTAATTCTCCAATATCTCTAAAGCCATTTCTTATTCTTGTCACCTCAAGGACTACTAAAATTTGTGAATCATAATAATATGGTTCTTTTATAACTTTACCATTTGCCATTTCACAATCAATATATTCTATTGGTTTTAAAATATCATTTCTATCAAGTATGTCTAAAAATTCATCTATCATTTCTGGTATTTTTATAGCATTATCTCTTATAAGACCGGCAAATGACATTTTACTTATTGTATTAAACTCATCTTCCATATTTTACTTTAGCTTATATTTTTTAGTATAGTTGTTTTGAAAATATAAATAAAGGGTATTATATATTTACTTTTAAATAAATGGCGCTAAAATAATAGAAATATTATTTATTTTATTAATCAGGGCAAAAAGTTTTTTAGTGGCTGCAAAAACAGAGTAGAGCAGGCTGCAATAAGCAGCCAGAGAAGCTGTCGACTCTCTATATTAACTTACAGGAGATAAATACAATGAAATATTGTAAAAATGACGCTCCGGGAATGAATGGCTGTCGTTCTAGAACAGAACATGGTCATTTAAGAGAAAAAAGAGAAGATACCCATATATCTACTATTGAGAAGAAATATGGTATTGATCTTGGTGTTAGAGGCGATGAGCATCTAGGCACTTATCTTAAAGATAACAATCTTAGTTCTCAGAATGATTTATTGCATAAAAAGTAATAAGTCAATTCAGGGCTTTTGCCCTGATTAACAAGATAAATCCATGACAAAACAAAAGCTGCCCCCAACTAGAATTACTATTCTTCCTCAATGAAAAAGAAAATGTAAAACGATATTACAGGCTTGTTTTCCTAAAAATTCTAACCAAAAAGAACAATAAGAATTATTTAATACGATATATAAAATAATAGTTTCTGAAACTGTTAAAGATAAATAAAAAGAGGGGCTGAATTATGAGGGATATAAAAAATATTTGATAAGCTATCCTAAATTAATTAAAAAACATTATGAAAAAAATATTAGAAAACTTTTTAAAAAACAATAAAGAAGATATAGAATATTTATCAAAAAATTATGAGAAAGTAATAACTGCTTGTGCAGAAATTAATAAATCATGGAGTAGGACATTGGCTGGCTCTAATGGTTTATTATACTATAAAAATTTTGAAGAGCCAGATATGCACAATAGATTTAATGCTGAGTGGGGTTGTATAAGGGGAATTCCAAGCGGTTGGCACAAATCTTCAGCTGAAGAGTTTGATAATAAATTTAAAGAAGTAATAGAAAAGGATTTTAATATTGAACAATTCGATAAAATATCAAATGAGATGTTTAAAAAAACAAACGAATTAAAAGAAAATATTATAACAGAGGCCTATAAAATAAATATAGATAGTGAGGACTTACAAAAAATAGAAGAATTTAAAATAGGACAAAATCCAAAAGACTTTATAGCTGATTTAATATCAGGCTCGTTTCAATCTAGAGATTCCCAAGCCATGATGGAGGGCAGGGCTTGTCCCATGCATTTATATTATGAAGGCACAGCACAAGGAGCCAGAAGCATAATAGAAGGATTAAAAAATTTTGATATTTTATTAGATAGAATTTTTATAAAATCCTCTATTAAAAATAACTCAGAACTAAATAATATGGATAATTTTAATAAAGAAATCCTTGATAAAACTGAAAAATTATACAAAAATGGTCATTACGATCAAGCCGTTGAAACTGGGTTTAAAGTTGTTAAGGATAGATTAAGAAGTTTAACGGGTTTTGAAAAAGGATCAGAAGCTTTTGGAAAAGGATGTTTAAAAATAGATGGTTGTTCAGCAGGTAATACAGAAGCTGATTTCAATAATGGTGTAAAGTTTTTGATAATGGCAATAGATCAATTCAGAAATGATAAATCTCATACATCTAATGATAATGTTCTTGATTCAAAATTAGCTTTTGAATATTTAGTCCTAAGTAGTTTAGCAATGAATTTATTAAAGAATGCTAGAATAAATCCATAGTTTTTATTTTTGTTATCCATATATATTAATGACGCAACAAAAAATACATATCTAGTAGTTGATAACTAAATATGTATTTAAGGCTAACATCAGCAATATTATGTTGATTATTCTTCAAAAAGTCAAGTCTTAAAACCTTCTCTTTTTTATGTGTAACATTTGTAACATTTTGAGACCGAGATGCGTCATTTTTCTCCGAAATCATATCCTCAAAACCCCTCATAAAGTCTCGTTTATATGGGTACCCAACCGAGACTTCCCGCCAGGTAGGGCTACCGAGATGCCCAGTTTAACTACTGTGGTATTGCGTTATCCATAAAAAATCACTAGATATTGGTGGTTTTTTATTTTTTTTATTTCTCTAATATTCCTCAATAAATTTTCTTGAAATTTCTCAATATTTGGAAATTTAAAAATGCAGATTAAAAAATATTTAAATTTAATTAATTTTTAATTAAAACCTGATTAAATTTTTATTAAATTGGTTCGAAACCTGTTTGCTATGTTGATAAGCACACTTCGCAAGGTTTTTGGTTGTGCTAACATACTAATACCAACGAGGTTATTAATCTCTTTTGGTAAAATAAAAGATAGTAGCAGAATTAAAACAAAAATAAGAAAACCAAAGGGTATGATAATATCTAGTCCTGGAGATTTAGTTCAAGTAGATGTTGTCGTAAGATGGGATCTTAATGTAAGAAGGTATATTGTAACTGGTACAGATGTATATACAAAAAAATCCTTTGCATATACTTATACAAGACACACAAGTGCTAATGCAAAGGATTTTATTAAAAAACTTGAAATCTACTTCGGTTATAAGATTAAAGCTATTCAAACTGATAATGGAAGTGAATTTCATGAATATTTTACAGAATATTTAGAAAAAAACAATATTACTCATT